GGACCGGCTCGGTCCGCACGATCCGGTGCAGCGGGTGGTGTTCATGAAGGCCGCGCAGGTGGGCGCGACCGAGGCCGGCAACAACTGGATCGGCTATGTCATCCACCAGGCGCCGGGGCCGATGCTCGCGGTTCAGCCCACGGTGGAGCTGGCCAAGCGCCATTCGCGCCAGCGCATCGATCCGCTGATCGCCGAGAGCCCGGCGCTGCGGGAGCGGGTGAAGCCTGCCCGGTCCCGCGATGCCGGCAACACCATGCTGTCCAAGGAGTTCGCGGGCGGCATCCTGATCATGACGGGGGCCAACTCGGCCGTGGGCCTGCGCTCGATGCCGGCGCGCTACATCTTCCTCGACGAGATCGACGCCTATCCGGCCTCGGCCGACGAGGAGGGCGATCCGGTGAGCCTCGCCGAGGCGCGCTCGCTCACCTTCGCCCACCGGCGCAAGGTGCTGCTGGTCTCGACGCCCACCATCCGCGGGGTGAGCCGGATCGAGCGCGAGTTCGAGGCCTCCGACCAGCGCCGCTACTTCGTGCCCTGCCCGCATTGCGGGGCGATGCAGTGGCTGAAGTTCGAGCGGCTGCGCTGGCACAAGGGCCAGCCCGAGACGGCGGAATATGTCTGCGAGGGCTGCGAGGCGCCCATCGCCGAGCACCACAAGACGGCGATGCTGGAAGCCGGCGAATGGCGCGCCACCGCGACCGCCGCCGATCCTGCCACGACCGGCTACCATCTCTCGGCGCTCTACTCGCCGGTGGGCTGGCTGAGCTGGGCGCGGATCGCGCGCAGCTGGGAGGCGGCGCAAGGCTCTGACGAGGCGATCAAGGTGTTTCGCAACACCGTGCTGGGCGAGACCTGGGTCGAGAGCGGCGAGGCGCCCGACTGGCAGCGGCTCTACGATCGCAGGGAAAGCTGGCCGGCCGGCACCGTGCCCGCGGGCGGGCTGTTCCTGACCGCTGGGTCCGACGTGCAGAAGGACCGCATCGAGGTCGATGTCTGGGCCTGGGGCCGCGGCCTCGAAAGCTGGCTCGTTGATCATATCGTCATCGAGGGCGGGCCGGACCGGCAGGAAGCCTGGGAGCGGCTGAGCGCGCTCCTCGACCGCCCCTGGCCGCACGAGCACGGCGCGCAGCTGCGCATCGCCCGGCTCGCGATCGACACGGGCTACGAGGCCCCGGCGGTCTATGCCTGGGCGCGCAGCGTCGGCTTTGCCCAGGTCGCCGCCGTCAAGGGGGTGGAGGGGTTCAACCGCTCCAGCCCGGTCTCGGGGCCCACCTATGTCGATGCCACCGAGAACGGGCGGCGCCTGCGGCGCGGCGCGCGGCTGTGGACCGTCGCGGTCTCGAGCTTCAAGGCCGAGACCTACCGCTTCCTGCGGCTCGCGCGCCCGACTGCCGAGGAGCGCGCGGCCGGCGCCGGCTTCCCGCCGGGCACGATCCATCTGCCCGACTGGATCGAGAGCGAGTGGCTGCGCCAGCTCACCGCCGAGCAGCTGGTCACCGTGCGCAACCGGCGCGGCTTTGCCCGGCTCGAATGGCAGAAGCTGCGCGAGAGGAACGAGGCGCTCGACTGCCGGGTCTACGCCCGCGCTGCCGCCTGGATCGCCGGCGCCGACCGCTGGGGGGAAGCCCGGTGGCGCGATCTCGAAGGCCAGGTGGGTTCGCTCGATCGGTGTGCCCCGGTGGCGCCAGAGACTGCTGGTTCTCACCACGGCACGCCAGGGATCGCCTCCGCGGGTCTGGTGCGACGCGCGCCAGCCCGGCGCGGCCGACGGGTGTTCACGCCCAGCTATCTGAGTTGAGACCGAGACCATGACGCTTGAGGACATGATCGCGCGCCGCGATGCGCTGCTCGCCGCCCGATGGCGCGGCGTGCGCACCGTCGAGGTCGAGGGGCGCCGCATCACCTATGCGAGCGATGCCGAAATGGCGGCCGCCCTCGGCGACCTCGAACGGCGGATCGCCGAGGAGCAAACCGGCGCGCGCCGTCGCATCGTTCGCACGACGGCAAGCAAGGGGCTGTGACCCGTGCTGGAATCGATCACACGGTGGCGCCGCCGCATCGGCGCTCTGGTGGGCGGCTTCGAAGCGGGACAGGCAAGCCGAAGGCTGCGGCACTTCCAACCGAGCCGGGCGCATCTCAACACGCTGATCGCCGCCGCCGGCGCCGACATCACCGCGCGCGCCCGATGGCTGGTCCGGAACAACGGCTATGCGGCGAACGCCATCGAGAGTTGGGCCGGCAATGTGGTGGGCGACGGCATCAAGCCGTCGTCCCTGATCGCCGATGCCGAACTCAAGGCGCGCGTGCAGCGCCTCTGGCTCGACTGGACCGACGACAGTGATGCGGAGGGGTTCACCGATTTCTATGGCCAGCAGCGGCGCGCCGCGCGCGAGGTATTCATCGCCGGCGAAGTGTTCTTCCGCTTCCGTCCGCGCCGGCCCGAGGACGGGCTCATGGTGCCGCTGCAGCTGCAGATGATCCCCTCCGAGATGCTGCCGCTCAGCCGCAACGAGCAGCTTCCCGGCGGCAATGTCGTCCGCCAGGGCATCGAGTTCGATGGCATCGGCAGGCGCGTCGCCTATCACTTCCTGCGCCGGCACCCGGGCGACGTGACCGATCCGGGGCTCATGGGCGAGACCGTTCGTGTTCCTGCATCCGAGGTCATCCACGTGATCGATCCGGTCGATGCCGGGCAGCTGCGGGGCGTCTCGCGCTTCGCGCCGGGGATCGTGAAACTGTTCCTGCTCGACCAGTACGACGATGCCGAGCTCGACCGGAAGAAGGTCGCGGCGATGCATGCGCTCTTCATCACCACGCCGGCACCGGCCGAGCCCTTTGACATCGCCGAGAGCGACGAGAGCGGCGAGCGGACGATGGATCTGCAGCCCGGCCAGATCGTGATGCTGGAGCCGGGCGAGGAGGTGCAGACCTCGGCGCCGGCGGATGTCGGGCAGACCTACGAGCCGTTCCAGTACCGCACGCTCCTGCAGGTCTCGGCGGCGCTCGGCATTCCGTACGCATATCTGTCGAACGACATGTTGAAGGCGAACTACTCGAACTCGCGCCTCGCGCTCCTCGAGTTCCGCCGCCGCATCGAGGCCTACCAGCACTCGGTCATGGTCTGGCAAATCTGTCGACGGGTCTGGGCGCGATGGCTCGATACGGCGGTCATGGCGGGCGCGATTGCCTTGCCCGATTACGAACAGCAGAGGCGCGTTTATCTCGGCTGTTCCTGGCTGCCGCCCAAATGGGACTGGGTCGATCCGCTGAAGGATGCCCGCGCCGAGATCGAGCAGATCGAGGCGGGGCTCAAGAGCCGCACCCAGGCGCTCGCCGAGCGCGGCTATGACGCCGACCAGGTCGATGCCGAGATTGCTGCGGACCGTGCGCGAGAGCGCCAGCTCGGGCTTGCCTTTGGCAAGGCGTCCATCCCAACCGACCCGTCCGGGACGGATGAATCCGTCCCCGCGACGGAAGCGCAATCTCTCGACACCTGAGGAGGTCGTGATGACCGAACGGACGTTCACGATCGATGCGGTCTGCGCGGCCACGGGCGTCAGCCCGGCGTGCATCCACAAATGGATCAATCTGCAATATGTCAATCCGATCCATCCGACGCGGCGCGGCGTTCACCGTCCCTTCACGCTCCGGGACGCCATCCATCTGGCTGCGATCAAACAGTTGCAGGTACTGGGGCTTCCCGTGTCGCGTGCGGCTACGATCATCGGTCACTCGCCCTTGGAGACGGCGGGGCAGGATGTTCTGACCGCCCGCATCGGCGACGCAGAAATTCGCCTCGACATGACCGCGATCGCCGCGCGCGTCCGTACGAGGCTCCTCGCCTAAGGACGTGCCAATGATGCATCGGTCCTATCTCGCTCGGCTCTTGGGCCAGCCGCTGGCGATCGCGCCGCGCGCGCTCGACGGACTGCTCGCCGCCGATCTGACCGTCCATGCGCGATCTGCAATCACGCCGATCCTCCCCGACGCCGATCGGGCGGCATCGCGTGGCTTCACGGTGACCGAGAGCGGCATCGCCGTGGTGCCGGTGCTCGGACCGCTGGTGGGCCGGGGCGACTGGCTGACGGCGCTCTTCGGCGCGACCGACTATGGCGCGATCGGCAGCGCCGTCGCGGCGGCCTTCGCGGAGCCCTCGGCCCGCGCCGTGCTGCTCGAGCTCGACTCGCCGGGCGGCGAGGTCGGCGGTCTGTTCGATCTGGTCGATCGCCTCGTGTCCCTGCGCGAAGCCGCGCAGAAGCCGCTCTGGGCGGTGGCGAGCGAAAGCGCGCTGTCGGCCGCCTTCGCCATCGCGAGCGCCGCCGACCGTCTCTACGTTACCCGCACCGGTGAGGTCGGCTCGGTCGGCGTCGTCGCCATCCATGTCGACGAGAGCGCCGCCGACGCGATGGCCGGCCTCAAGTGGACGCTCATCCACGCGGGCGCGAAGAAGGTCGATGGCAATCTCCACGAGCCGCTCTCGCCTGAGGCCTTCGCCGACATCCAGGCCGATGTCGATGCGCTGCATGACGAACTCGTCGCGCTCATCGCGCGCAACCGGAACATGAGCCCGGACGCGGTCCGCGCAACACAGGCTGCCATCTATCGCGGCCGGCGCGGTATCGACATCGGTTTCGCGGACCGCTTGGGCAGCGTCGACCAGGCCCTCGCCGACCTCGCCGCGACGCTCGATCGACCGGTCCGAAGCCGGGGTCTCGCCCCGGCGAAGGCAGGCGCCCAGCGGCGCACCTCTGCCGTTCAACCTCCAAGGAGCAAGCTCGACATGACCACCGATACCGAAGTGGCGAACGATACAGCCGCCAACATCGAGACGGATGCGCCCGCCTCCAATCCTCCGGAATCCCAGGTGGACGACGGCCAGGCACCGGAACCTGCACCGGCGGCTCCCGTCTCCGCACCGGCTTCGCCCGAAGCCCCGGCTGAGGCTGCAGCCGAGCGGCTCCGGGCCGAATATGCGGAGATCGCCGCCATCGCCGCCCAAGGCGCCCGGCTGGGGGTCGCCATCGACGCCGCCGACGCCATGGCGAAAGGGGTGGCGCCGCACGCGCTGCGAAGCTCCATCCTCGATGCCCTCGCGGCACGCGCCGAGGCGAGCTCTGTGGTCGCCGTGGGGCCGTCACCGGCCGGCTCGCCGGCCTCGAACGGCGGCGAAAGCCCCATTGTGCGTCGTGCGCGTGAGCGCGCCTCGGCCAACCGCAGCTGACGACAAGGAGGATCATCATGACCGTTCTCACCATGTCGCCGACCCTCGGCGACCTGCTCAAATACGAGCTCAACGCGAGCTACTGCCGCGAGGCTGTGACCCTCAAGGCTGGCACGAACTACGCGCTCGGATCCGTCCTCGGCCGGATCACCGCTTCGGGCAAGTACCGGCTCTCGCCGGCGGCCCAGGTTGTCGGTGACGAGGGCGCGGAAGTCGCAAGCGCCGTTCTGACCGAGGCGGTCGACGCCACGGCCGGTGACAGGACCGGCCTCGTCATCGCCCGCGGGCCCGCGATCGTTTCCAGGGCGGCGCTCGTCTTCGACGCCTCCGTCGATGACGCGGCCAAGGCGGCAGCCAAACACGCCGAACTGAGTTCTGCGGGCATCGTGCCGCGCGACACCGCCTGATCTTCACGTTTCCCCTCTGACTCTCTGACCGGCTCCGAGGCGTCCGCCTTCGGGGCCTTTTTCATGCCCGTTCAATCCCAAGGAGACCCGACCCCATGGTCGCCATGATCAACCCGTTCGACGCGGGCGGCTACTCGCTCGCCGAGATGACCCAGGCCATCAACATCCTGCCCAATGTCTACACGCGGCTTGGGACAATGGGCCTGTTCCGCTTCGAGGGCGTCACCCAGCGCTCCGTCGTCATCGAGCAGGCCGAAGGCGTGCTCAACCTCCTGCCCACCGTGCCGCTGGGCGGTCCCGCCACCGTCGCCAATCGCGACACGCGCTCCATGCGCTCCTTCACGGTGCCCTGGATCCCGCACGACGACGTGATCACGCCCCAGGACATCCAGGGCGTGCGCGGCTTCGGCGTGGCTGACGCCGCCGATCCGCTCGCCACCCTCATGGAGCGCAAGCTCACCCGCATGCGGGTCAAGCACGCCCAGACGCGCGAGTACATGGAGGTCAACGCGCTGCGCGGCATCGTCAGGGATGGCGCCGGCACCACGCTCTACAACTACTTCACCGAGTTCGGGCTGGCGCAGCAGGAGACGGACTTCCTGCTCGGCACCGCCGGCACCCAGGTCCAGGGCAAGGTGCGCGACGTGCTCAGGAAGATCGAGACCGAGCTCAAGGGCGAGACCATGACCGGTGTGCTCGCGCTCGTCAGTCCTGAGTTCTTCGACAGGCTGATCGGTCACGCCAAGGTCGAGGAGGCCTACAAGTACTATTCCTCGACCGGGGCGCAGCCGCTGCGCGAGGACACGCGCCGGCGCTTCCCCTTCGCCGGGATCGTGTTCGAGGAGTACAATGCCACCGTCACCCTCTCGACCGGCGCAACGGAAACGCTGATCCCCTCCGGCGAGGGCATCGCCTTCCCGCTTGGCACGCTCGACACCTTCGTCACCTACGGTGCGCCTGCCAACCTGATCGAGACGGTCAACACGGTCGGCCTGCCGATCTACGCGCGGCAGATCGCCCGGCCCGATGGCAGCGCGATCGAGGTCAAGACCGAGGCGTCGATCCTGCCTGTCAACAAGCGCCCGCGGCTCGCGGTGCGCATCTTCTCGAGCAACTGAGCATGAGCCCCTTCGCGGAGGCCATCGACGATCTCTTCGCCGATCCCAACCTTGCGCGCGATGGCCTCTGGCGGGCGGGCGGCAGCGGTGCGCCTGTGCCGGTGCGGGTGGTGCTGCGCCGTCCCGACCGGGTGGTTGGCTGGGGCGAGACCCGCCTGCACGCGCCGACCGCGCTTGCCGATCTGCGCATGGCCGAGGTGCCGCTGCTTTCTGCCGGAGACACGATCGAAGTCGCAGGCGAGACGTGGATCGTGCAGGGCGAACCGCTCGGCGATGCCGAGCGCCTCGTCTGGACGGCGGAGCTGCGCGGGCCATGAGGCTTGAGCTTACCACCATCGGCGATCTCAGGCAGATCATGGCCGAGGAGGTGGCCGCGGCTGAGCAGGCGGTGAGCGGCGCCGTCGCCGAGGCGACCGGCGGGCTCAAGGACGAGCTGCGCGCGCAGGTGACAGGCGCGGGGCTGGGAACGCGGCTGGCGCGCACCTGGCGCGGACAGGTCTGGCCCAAGGGCGAGGCGAGCCTCGGGGCGGCGGGGCTGGTGTGGTCGAAGGCGCCGCTGATCATCCGCGGCCATGCCGAGGGCGCGCTGATCCGCGCGCGGCATGCCACCTTCCTTGCCATTCCGACCGAGGCGGCCAGGGCGATGCGTGCCGGCGGGCGGCGGCTGACCCCGCGGCTGTGGGAGCAGCGCATGGGCCAGCCCCTGCGCTTCGTGCCGGGACGAGCGGGCCGGCCGGCGCTGCTGGTCGGCGAGAACCTGCGCGCGCGCAGCGGCCGGCGCGGCGGCTATGCCCGCGCGAGTACTACGGCGATGCGCACCGGTCACGGACTGGTGAGCGTGGTGCTGTTCGTGCTGGTGCCGCAGGTGCGCCTCAGCAAACGGCTCGATGTGGGCGGCGCGGCCGAGCGCTGGATCGCCCGGCTCGAGGACCGCATCGTGCGGCGCTGGAACTGACGACGATCGGGAAGATGCCATGTCGAAGCGGGAGGCCATCCTTGCCGCGCTCGCCGCGCAGCTCGGCGCTCGGCTGTCAGCGCCGGTGCGGCGCAATGCCGCACTACCGGAGAAGGTGCCGGCAGAGGGGCTCGTCATCCTGCGCGACGGCGAGCCCGGCGAGCCCGAGGTGACGCTGAACCCGCGGCGCGAATGGTACCGCCACCGCATCGAGCTCGAGGCCTATATGTCCCAGCCTGCCGGTGGCGGCGGCGAGGCGGGGCTCGATGCCCTGCTTGGCGCGATCGGCGCCGCGCTCACGGCAGACGAGACACTCGGCGGGCTGGCCGAGACGCTCGTCCCCTCCGCCCCGGAGATCGGCGTGCTGGCCATCGAGGGCGCCGCACCGCTGCTCAGCGCGAGGATCGTGCTGACCGCCGAATATCTGGTCAGCGATCCGCTCGGCGGCTGAGCGGCAGACGGTCAGGCAATTGGGCAGAATGGGCGCGTCATGAGGCCCGAAAAGCAGGGGCCTCCCGAAGAGGCCCCGCGCCCAGCGGTCGAAACCACCGGAGGTGCGGCGGCGTCATAAGGCAATGTCCCGGCAACGTCCATGAGCGATCAGGCCGCGGGGCGCAGGTCCTCGACCACGATCTCGTCGGCCCGTGCGCGGGCACGCGCCATGTCGTGAGCCGTCTGCATGCGCATGAGCGTCTCGGCCCGGATACCGAAGGCCTTCTCGAAGCGGATCGCCATCTCGGCCGACAGCGCGGCCCGCCCGTTGAGCAGGCTGCTCAGCGCCTGGCGCGAGACATGGAAGCTGCGCGCCAGCCGATTGATGCTCACCCCGTAAGGCGCGAGCACCTCGTGCCGCAGCCATTCGCCGGGATGAACCGCCAAGGAGGGATGCATGGAAAGCGCCATCAGTGGTAATCCTCCAGATCGACTTCGGCGATGGTGTGCGCATCGCGCTTCACAAAGGTCAGCCGCCAGTTGCGGGTCACGTTCATGGCCCAGCGTCCGGCCTTGTCGCCGCTGAGCGGATGCAACCCGAAATTGGGCGGAAGCGCCAGTTCTTCGAAGCTTGCCGCAGCATCGATGAAGGCGAGCATCCGCCGGATCCGCGCGACATCGCCGACAAGGCCCTTGGGATCGCCCGTCTCGAAGAAACGGCGAAGGCCCTTGTGGACGATGCTTTCGATCTCCATGACCCACCCTGTCAAGCCTTGCTTGACATGTCAAGTCAGACTTGTCGAGTCTGCCCGTTGGAGTCCACCTGCATCAGCTGCACGATCGCGAGCAGCGTCTCCCGGAGCGTCTCGCTCGCCCTAGCGGCTGGCGCTGGCGGTGGAACCGACGCGCAGGGCACCGGCGCGCCCGACGTAGTAGTGCCAGCCCTGCGGCGCCTTGGGATGGCTGCAGGTGAGCACGGTGTAGCGCCGCGTGGCGGCATCGGGGACGAGGCGTTCGCCCGCGGCG